CCCCTTCCAGTCCTACAGGGCTTACTGCCAAAGCAATCGCTTTAGTTATTGCCACTGAGGAGCTACAGTAACACCGAGAGCAGCAAGAGCTGCTAAAGTGCCTGCACTAATTTTACTATTACCACCGAGGTTAACATCAGAGGCTGGAGCGTGGATTACCCACTCACGAGTCTGCATACTGTTACCATAGGACGCATTAGGAACAACACCGATATAAGCTTCTTCAGCGAAGTACCGGCTGCGGCCACTGTTGTCTGTCACTAGAACAGTGAAGACACCTTGGCGAGTTGTACGATCTTTCTCATACACGGCAGAGAACAGGTCATTACTCTCACTTGTCTGGGCCAATGCCACAGTCATCATAAGAGCAGTGTTTGCATTGTAAATACGTGTAGGCGTGTTATCAGCCCCCACGTACATAGCAAATGTTTCTGCTTGACGATCAATCGTCACGATACTGTCTTCAGCAAAACCAGAGACAACGTGCGACCAACCATCCCCAATCATAGAGATTGTCACTTCGTTTGGCGCAAACGTACTTAATGCCATGATTTAATCTCCAATTTATACGGACACAGTGCCGCGAACAAAAACCTTTTCAATTGCTCCAGCAAGACGGACTTCAAATTCAAGTGCATCCAATGTACGAGTTGCACGTAGGTTTGCGTCAACAGTGGCAGCGTCAGGGACAGTGATAACAGGGGCTGGCGTGCTTGCGTAGAGGCCGTTACGGATGCCTTCAGCAATAACCTTTCTCACCTGAGTCTCAATCTGCGAAATACCAGCTTGGATGTAAGGAACCTTTGCACTGTTAACCAGAACAAACCAGATGCCTTCCTGCATACGACTACGTGTCCAGCTCACACCAACCATTACGTCAATGTATTCAGCACCGCATGTCTGGCTGCGAGTAGTTGCACTGATTCCACCAATGGTTTCATAAGTGGCAACATACTTATCTTTTGCATAAGTGGTCTGTGTATCGGAGATAGTATCTGGAGTAACACCAACAAGATTCTTGAAAGACCAAGTGTTAGAGCCCGGTACGGCCTGCGCCTGAGAACCAATCCATGCACACTCTGGGAACTGTGTATCAGCATTTGCGCTGTACAGGCCAAAGCTGTGATCGTAGGTCAAACCTTTGAGCACAGAGAAAATATCTGTGGTGGCATTGGTCAAGATGGCAGCTTCGCTGCTGGAGAAGCCGTACAGCTTATCAACAGCCTGAATAACAGTAGCAACAGCCTGAATGCCAGCGTCTGTGTGGTCATCTGTAGAGACGTAGTACCATTTGTCACTAGCAGCACGTACTGCAGTGATTGTATCTGCCCATGTTTCAGAAGCAGCAGTGTTCACCAGAGCGATGTTGGCCGAAGCAACGACAGACATTGCTGTACCAGATACGGTAGGGGCAACCTTAAACGTGCCGTCCAGATTGTCAGTGAAGGTAATGCCAGCTGCAGCACCGACTGCGGTATCAAGTCCAGCACAAATTTCAAGAGCTGTAGCATCAGCCTCAGCATCAGAGGTGTAGGTGTATGCAGTGCCATTGATCGTGATAGAATACGCAGTGCTGTTAGCAACTGTAGGAGTACCTGTCACTTCATTGATCTGTCTACGACCAACAACGATACGCTGTGGAACAACCTGCTGACCAAAATACTGGCTAGCAGCCTTATAAACTTTAGAGGTAGTAGCAAAGTCTTCTGCCACTGCCGCCAGATCAGTATATTCACGAGCACGCTCTGTAAAGGCTGTATGGCTTGCAATGAAGCAAGGAATACTGAACGAAGCACGAGAGACTGCGCGGGTCTCCCTCGTGATTTGTATATTGATAATGTCTGTGATTTTGGTCAAGACAATCTCCTAATTAGGGGTTTGGAATTGTTTGTGAATCAACTATAGTTGTAATTGAATTGTAGGCTGAATCAAGAACGACGTTCTCAATCACAGCTACCTGTTGTTTCGTTTCGAGGGCAAAACTAAAAACAACATCTATCACGTAAGCGTTATACCAAGCCGTTTCCCTCAACTTGGGCACCCTACGGATGAGGCTCTTGCTCATATACCCTAGATTGCGCTTCCGCAATTCCATTTGTATATTAGGTGTGGCAAGAAGTGTGGAGAATGCAACAGCAATGTCCCCACCATGATTGCCTGCAATGTCTTTTCCTGTGAACTCAAACCTCGCAGTCCCCAGATAGTGCTCCAGTGTTCTAATCTCGTAGCCATCCCCGAGGGCTGTAGCTGTAGTTCCTATCTCCTCACGCCCTGTAGCGTCCAAGGAGGCTGCGTAGACCACGCAGTAAGGGGTAGGTAGCTCTGGGCCATTTTGATAGCCTACAACGGCCCCTATGGAGGGCAGAGCGAGCTTCAGGACAGCATAGACAGCATCTTCAAAGGCAGAATAGCTCATGTGCTCTCCTTCTCAACTAAGATACTCTTGTGGTGGTTGAGCACGCCCATATCGTAGTAGTGGCTCCACTTACAAACGTAGGTCACACCGTTGTAGACAACTTCATCTGCATCCCAACCAGAGGCTCCCTCTTGGCGAGTACGAAGCTCACTGGAGGTATAGATACGGATACACAGTCTTCCACGCTCACCTTCTGCAAGATGCTGGGTATCATTAAAGCGAAGACCCGGCTGGATATTGCCTTCAATAGTAAGGGAGGTAGGGGCTGCTTCTACATAACGCCCATTAACGTAAGTACCGGGAGTCTTGCGGATAACTGTAATGCTTTTCTTTTTAGTGGAAAGGAATGGAGGATTAAGCATTTCAAGTTACCTTTCTTCGTTGAACAACCTTGTATTCAACAGAGTCATACATTTTACCAGTGTGGATAAGAGGGTCATCAAACTTCTTTAGCCTGATTGTCATTGCAGCATTAGGTGGGCTGTTCCACGCAAGTATTTCTTCTTTCAAGCTATCCTGCAGATGTGCACCAAGCCTTTCAAATGTTGAAGCGTCTGTTGCGCCTTCTAATGTAGTCCTAACTGCAGTCCCTAGTAGTGCTAAAAACTTACTGCCAACGTGATCGCTTGGAGTGATAACTCGCAGAGCTTGTGATGTGAAGAATGGACGACTTGGGATTGTTCTTCCACTGCCTCCGACCCCACCATCCTCTTGCAGCTTGGCAATGGAGGCAACATACATGTTGTCATTCTCGGGGCCGTACCGGCTACCCGAGAAGAACCCCCATCTGATTTCTTTTCTTTCAAGAATCTGTAGACGTTTGAGAAGCTTGTCTAGCCCGGTAGTGTCTACGGTGACTCCACCTCTCGTTGTCTTAGCCATTAGAAGAATCCAGTCTGTTCTGCATCTTGGTCATAGACATGGACTTCATCACCCATTCCAATATATGGCACTGGCCTGACGTTATCACTGTCTAAATCATTTGCCTTCATTACCTCTTTGCTAATACCACCAGCATAAGGCATTGCCTGATTGATACTGCTGCTCGGATTACGGATAAACTCAAGAAGAGCAGAACGATAATTCCTTGCCCACTCACTTCCGTAGACTTCAATGTCTCCTGTACGCTCTCGCGTCCATCGTGCAAGCTTGAAGGTGATAGCCCATGCTGCATCAATTGCAGTACGGTTAATGTTGTTACTGTTTTTTGTCAGGTAATACTCATATTCAGCATCCACTAGGAGCTCAATATCAGAGTATGTATCACCAACCATCAACCTCACGGCATCGCGTGGGTCTGTTGCTGGGCTATTTGTATATGGCATTTCTGTTCTCCTTCAAAGGGAATAGCCAACTCCAAGAATTAGCTATTCGCTTTGGGGTCTTTCGACCCCAGAGCTTAGGTTAAGCTAGAGCTTAGTACCCACGAACCACTACAGCTGGACGCCGCACGATGTTCAGGAAGTTGGATTCTGTTTCAATCTCAATCTTCGTACCCTTCACATCACGGGTTTCAAACATGTAGGCTTCCTGACCAACAGTGTTGACCAGATCGAAACGCTCTGCCGGAGCAAAGTAGGTTCCGAAGGTGTCCATTGTACCCAGCGGGAAGAAGCGAGCTTCGTTCGCAGTAATCAGGGCACCAGAATCAGCAAGCTGACCACGGTATTCAATGAACAGGATTCCACCGAACTCGAAAGAACGGAAACGGGCATCCAGACCAGCACCCTGTGCGCCAAGACGCTTACGCAGAGGCTCGGATTCAGAAGCGTAATACTGGTATGCGTTCACAACCTTCGCATGGTTAATCAGGCTGTTGAAGAAGCCC